GGAAGCGCTAGAGCGAGAGAGCCACGTGGAGGAACTCTTCACTGCGGCCATCGACGCCATGCGTTCCTACACCGGGTCGCAGATGCGAGATCCCGATGAGGACTAGGAGCTATGCCGAGCTCCGGTGTCTCGAAACCTTCGAAGAGCGATACGAGTACTTGAGACTCGGCGGCGAAGTCGGACACTCGACGTTCGGCTTCGACCGGTGGATCAACCAGCAGTTCTACGGGACCCGCGACTGGGAACGGGCGCGCAATGCTGTCATCACCCGCGACCTGGGTTGCGACCTGGGCATTGCGGGTTACGACATCCACCATGGCCTGCTGGTGCATCACATGAACCCGATCACGCGCGAGGACATCCTCAACCGTGCAGGGTGGATCCTGGACCCAGAGTTCCTGGTCACCACGAGCCACCGAACCCATAATGCGATCCACTACGGAGATCGCAGTCTGCTACCTAGGCCCTTCGTGCCCCGCTTTCCTGGCGACACGCGGCTCTGGTGAAAGGAGAAGCACATGGCCGAGCGCAAGAAGCCGCGGACCTTCAAGGTCGGGCACACCACCATGTCCGGCGACGACGTCAAGGGCTGGCAGCAGGACGTCAAGAAGCTCTTCAAGTCCATGGGCATCGACTGCCCGATCAAGGACGACGGAACCTACGGTCAGGCCACTCGTGGCTTCACCGCTTCGCTGTGTCGGGCCTTCGGGCTCGAGTCGGCGGAGAGGGCGATGGCCGACGGCGTCACGCCCGAGCTGCGGATCAAGCTGCGCAACAAGCGGCTGTCGGCGGTCGAGCGCAACCGCTACAACGCCAAGGACCGCGTCGACTACCGCAAGGGCCTGCGCGATCGGTGGAACACGCACGTGCACGCGCCCACGCGCGGGGTCATCACCGACGACTGGGGCTTCCACCCCGGCGTCCACGACGGCGTCGACATCGTGACCCGGGTCGAGCAGCCGCTCTTCGCGATCTGCAAGGCCAAGGTCATCGACGTCCGCGACGAGGGCTGGTGGGGTCTCGGCAAGCCCAAGGATCCGAAGGTCGCCGCGAAGGGCGACGGCATCATCCAGCTCAAGACCCTGGAGGGCGTCGGCCCCATCGTCAAGGGCTACCACATCGGCTACGGCCACGCCGAGAAGGCGTGCGTCGCGGAGGGTGACACGGTCGAGGCCGGTCAGCCCCTCGGCATGACGGGGATGGCCAACGCCTGGCACATCCACTTCATGGTCAACAACGGCAAGACCAAGAAGGGCATCGGCGACCGGGACCCGCGCCCGATCATCGATTTCTGCAACAAGCACGGCTAGCAGAAAGGAGGTGAGATGGAACACAGCATCCTCACCAGCACCAAGCAGATCCTCGGTCTCCCCGAGGAGGACACGTCATTCGACCAGTCCGTCCTGACGTTCATCAACTCGTGCTTCACGGATCTCCTCGATCTCGGCATCGGGCCGGTGGACGGGTACCGCATCGTCGACGCCGACAACACGTGGCCCGACTTCATCGACAACACGCCCGAGATGGACCGGGTGAAGACCTACGTCTACCTCAAGGTGCGGCTGCTGTTCGACCCGCCGTCGACTTCGTTCCATATCGCCGCCATGGAGAAGCAGATCCAGGAGGCAACATGGCGTCTGTCCATGGCTCGGGAGAACCTGTCCTGGGCCGACCCCGATCCGCCGATGTTGGTGGGCGATGAGTAGCCTCGTCATCGCGGCGATCCCGCGAGAGGACGACCTCGTCTGGAAGATCTCCAGCGAGAAGAAGCCTCACATGACGATCCTGTTCCTGGGGGACGCGAACAACCCGCATCGCGCCCAGATCGCAGGGTACCTCGCCCACTGCATCAACATGCAGGTCATCACTCGCTTCGGCATGTCGGTCGATCGCCGGGGCGAGCTCGGAGCGGACAAGGCGGACGTCCTGTTCTTCGAGAAGGACAACTGGAGCTTCCCCCGCGTGGAGGAGTTCCGGGACATGCTGCTCAAGGACCCCAACATCAAGACGGCCTACGACTCGGTCGAGCAGTTCGACGAGTGGAGTCCGCACCTGACGCTCGGGTACCCCGAGACCCCGGCCAAGAAGCTGGACAACGGGGACGACCGGCAGTTCTACTACGTCGACTTCGATCGGGTCGCTCTCTGGGAGGGCGACTACGAAGGCGTCGAGTTCATCCTCAAGAGGGAGGTGTACATGGACATCGCCATGAGCGATCAGGCCCGAACCGGCCTGGACTTCCTCGAACACTTCGGTGTACGGGGGATGCGCTGGGGCTACCGCAAGGACGAGTCAGGTCCTTCGCTCGTCACCACGCAGACGCACACGCGCGCGCGTGCGAACATCGCCGGAACCAAGACCAAGACGAAGGTCAAGGCCAAGGGCGGAGAGGGTCACGCCGCTCACCCGGACGCGATCGCCGCGGCCACGAAGAAGCAGAAGCTCAAGAAGAGCGGTGTCGCCGCTCTCTCCGACCAGGAGCTTCGGGACGTCATCTCGCGGGCGCAGCTCGAGTCCCAGGCTCAGTCCGTCGTCCAGGGCAAGGGGTCGAAGTTCGTCAAGAAGCACTTCGAGTCGACCCGCGATCAGCAGACGCAGGCGTTCATCAGCGAGGTGGCCGGGAAGCAGCGTCGGAAGGTGACCGCCTAGAAGGGAGGTGTCATGGCTCTGTCCAATACTGCAGTACCCATCTATTACGGACAGTTCCGTGACATGGTGCTCCAAGGGATCATGCCCGTGAACCGGGAGATCTCGGCGGAGATGAACCGCATCGACGCGCTGATCGACAACCCGAACATCTACTACGATGACCAGGCGGTGGAGGGATTCATTCGGTTCTGTGAAGCCGAGATGACTCTCACGGACGGTGGAGACCTCCGCCTCCTGTTCATCTTCAAGGTGTGGGCCGAACAGATCTTCGGCTGGTACTACTTCGTCCAGCGATCGGTGTACGTCCCGTCGCCGGAAGGCCACGGCGGCCACTACGAGACGAAGACGATCAAGAAGCGGCTGACCACGAAGCAATACCTGATCGTGGCCCGAGGCGCGGCCAAGTCGATGTACGCCGCCTTCCTGCAGGCCTACTTCATGACGGTGGACACCTCCACCACGCATCAGATCTGCACCGCGCCGACCATGCCCCAGGCGGAGGAGACCATGTCTCCCCTGCGCACGGCGATCACTCGGTCGCGTGGCCCGCTCTTCAAGTTCCTCACTTCGGGCTCGATGCAGAACACGACGGGCAATCGCATGCTCCGTCAGAAGCTGGCATCGACCAAGAAGGGCATCGAGAACTTCCTCACCAACTCTCTGCTCGAAGTTCGGCCTATGGCGATCAACAAGCTGCAGGGTCTGCGGCCCAAGATCTCCACGGTGGACGAATGGCTGTCCGGTGATCTCCGAGAGGACGTCATCGGCGCTCTGGAGCAGGGTGCCTCCAAGATGGAGGACTATCTGATCGTCGCCATCAGCTCAGAAGGAACGGTCCGAAACGGATCTGGCGATAGCATCAAAATGGAACTAGCTGACATCCTCAAGGGCGAGTTCATCGCGCCCCACGTCTCCATCTGGCACTACAAGCTGGACGAGATCGAGGAAGTCGGAGATCCTGCCACGTGGCTGAAGGCCAATCCGAACCTCGGCCAGACTGTCACGTACGAGACTTACCATCTGGACGTCGAACGCGCTGAGAAAGCGCCCGCTTCGAGGAATGACATCCTCGCTAAGCGGTTCGGCATCCCGATGGAGGGCTACACCTACTTCTTCACCTACGAAGACACCCTTCCTCACCGGAAGCGCACCTTCTGGCGCATGCCTTGCGCCGTGGGTGCCGACCTCTCGCAAGGCGACGACTTCTGTGCGTTCACGTTCTTCTTCCCTCTCGGCCGCGAAGAGTTCGGGGTCAAGACGCGGAGCTACATCACTGAGCGCACACTCATGCTCCTCCAACCCGCCATGCGACAGAAGTACGAGGAGTTCATCAAGGAAGGATCGCTCTTCATCATGCCCGGGACGGTTCTGGACATGGACGACGTGTTCGACGACCTGGACAACCACGTCCTCGAGCAGGAGTACGACGTCCGCGCTCTGGGTTACGACCCGTACAACGCCAAGGCGTTCGTGGAGCGGTGGGAGAAGGAGAACGGCCCGTTCGGAATCGTCAAGGTCATCCAGGGCGCCAAGACGGAGTCAGTTCCGCTGGGTGAGCTGAAGAAGTTCGCCGAAGACCGGAAGCTGATCTTCGACGAGGCGCTCATGCAGTTTGCGATGGGTAACGCCATCACCCTGGAGGACACCAACGGGAATCGGAAGCTGCTCAAGCGCCGACAGGAAGAGAAGATCGACAACGTGTCCGCCCTCATGGACGCATACATCGCCTACACCCAAAACAAGGAGGCATTCGAGTAATGCCGAGAGTCACTTCTCAGAAGACTCGCCAAGCCCTCCTTGTGACGGGCACGGCGTTGGATCCGGCCATGCTGCCGGAGAAGTTGGAGGTCTACGACGAGGACGGCAACGCCCTCAACATCCCTCGCGGTGCGAGACGTGATGTCGTCATCGCCACGGCCTCTCTGACGGCGGCAGTGGACACCGGAAAGCTCTCCACGCGCGCGCCCGGGGGCGGGGAGTCAGGCGTGGCCGAGGTGGGTGTGGGCACTCTGCTCACGCACATCATGGTCAACCGTCCCGCCCGGGTTCGTCTCTACGTCAGTGCGGCCAAGCGCGATGCGGATATTTCGCGCACGCGGTTCATCGATCCGGTGAACCGTGACGGTCTCGGCGCCACGCCGGATCACGGGTGTCTGTCCGAGTTCCTCCTGCTCAGCGTGCTGAGCATGGACAGCATCCCGGCCGACTACCTGTTCGGTGACGTGGGGACGGGCTTCGTCTACTACCGCATCGACAACTTCGACCTCGCGGCGGGCTCCGTCGTGGCGACCCTCACCGTGAAGGACGTGGAGCAGTAATGGCCAACACATACGAGAATCTCTCGGTCGACAACCTTCCGGGCACCGACGCCGAGTGGCAGGCGTGGGTGCAGGCCATCGAGGCGGCGATCCTGGCCTCCGGCTTCCTGGAAGTCGCTCCGGACACGGGTCAGATCAACCCGCTCACGATCGCTCGCCCGGCCCTCGGTGCCTACGCGGGCTACCGGATCTACCGGGCCAAGGATTCGCTGGCGGCGACCAAGCCGCTCTACGCCAAGGTCGAGTTCGGCAACACGGGCTCGGGTGCGGATCGTCCGATCATCCGTAGGACGATGGGCACGGGGTCGAACGGCTCCGGTACCCTCACGGGGGTTCAGACGACTGCGGTCGCCTCCGCCAACGCGTCGGCAGGCAGCGGCGCGGCTCAGATCTACGGTGGTGGCGGACCGCATGCGATGTTCCTCTACCAGAAGGACGCCGGATCGGCTTCCCACACCATTTTCTGGGGCTGCGGGCGACTGCTCGACCAGGACGATGGCTCGGTGGCGGACCCACTCGTCTGGGACACGTTCAGCGGCGCGAGCGGCATCCTCGTCATGGGCGCGTACCAGTACACCGACGGCGCGATCGCCTGGACCAACAACGCCAGCGGGATCGCGACGCATATTCCCGATCTGTCCGTCGGCATCAACTCCGGCGGAAACGTGGGCACCACGCGTCTGTTTCAAGCGCTGGTGTATCGGAACGGGAAGTCGTGGGCGTTCCCTGTGCTCGGGGGCAAGTCGACCGAGTT